ATGATAGAACATTCTGAACCAGGCATGGATAGAGTTGCCACTGGTAAAGTAGTTGAATTATTAGGTGCTCAATTCGTTTATGAAGTTCACAAGGTGGTAGAAAAAGGTAGAGAAAAAATACCTGTTGACAAAACAAGCACAAGAATGTGTATGTTTGATGAAATATGGAGTAAGATTTAATGTCAAAAAAGAAAGAGATACATTCTGGTGATTTGGTAAAAATTGAACCAATCACAGATAATCAAAAATTAGTATTTGAAGGTCACAAAAAAGGGAAGAATGGTTTCTTCTTTGGATGTGCTGGAACAGGTAAAACATTCGTGTCATTATACTTGGCACTACAAGATGTTCTTAAACATGGAACACCTTTTGATAGAGTTGTAATAGTTCGTTCACTCATACCAACAAGAGAAATAGGATTCTTGCCTGGTGATGAGGAAGACAAAGCTGCATTGTATCAAGTGCCGTATGCAAACATGGTACAGTTTATGTTCAAACAACCTAATGAAGATGCATTCAGAGGATTGTATGATGCACTTAAAAGACAAGGAAGTCTACATTTTGTTTCTACCTCATTTTTGAGAGGTTTAACTTTTGATAATTCAATTATAATAGTTGATGAATGCCAGAATTTAAACTTCCATGAGTTAGATACTATTATTACAAGAGTAGGACAAGATTCAAAAATAGTTTTCTGTGGTGATTTTAGTCAAACAGATTTAACTAAAACAAATGAAAGAAATGGACTACATGATTTTTTAAGAATACTAGAAAACATGGATGAATTTAATTGTGTAGAATTTGAAATACCAGATATTGTAAGGTCTGGTTTTGTAAGAAATTATTTAATTGAAAAAACCAAACTTGGTATAGGTGTAGATTTGTGAAAATTAGTTTAGAGGGTTTATCTCTCATCAAAAAATTTGAGGGTTGTAGATTAGAAGCGTACAAATGTTCTGCAAATGTATTGACAATAGGTTATGGTCATACTGGTGGAGTAAAAGAAACTGATACTATAACACAACCAGAAGCTGATGAATTATTAGAAAAGGATGTTGCAAAGTTTGAAAAGTATGTAAGTAGTAATGTAAAAGTTGAATTGAATCAAAGTCAATTTGATGCTCTAGTTGCATGGACATTTAATTTAGGTGTTGGTAATTTAAGAGAATCAACAATGTTAAAAAAATTAAATAATGAAGACTATGCATCAGTTCCTAGTGAAATGAAAAGATGGAACAAGGCAGGTGGTAAAACTTTAGATGGACTAATCAGGAGGCGAAAAGCAGAATCATTACTTTTTGAAAGTAAAGAATGGCATCAAGTATAAATTATGATAAATTTTGAAGAATTAAAAACAAAGACAGTTGATAAAAAAAGATATTATGTGACACCAGAGGGTAATGAATACCCATCTATTACTACAGTACTATCACCTAGAGGTAAAGAGGGATTAATGAAGTGGAGAAAGAGAGTTGGTGAAAAAGTTGCCAATCACATATGTCATAAGGCTGCAACCAGAGGTACAAAAGTACATAAAATGTGTGAGGATTATCTGAATGGTTCAGATATGGAACATCATAAGAAAGACTTTTTACCTTACTGTCTATTTAACGAATTAAAAGATAAGACTTTTGACAATATAAACGAAGTCATTGCACAAGAGGCAGTTCTCTTTTCTGATAAATACAGAGTAGCAGGAAGAACAGATTTGATAGCTGAGTATAAAGGAGAGTTATCAATCGTAGATTTTAAAACATCTACAAACGAGAGAAAGGATTCTTACAACGAAAATTATTATATTCAAACATCGGCATATGCCGAAATGTTTGAAGAATTGACAGGGAAACCTATCAATCAAATAGTAATTTTAGTTGTAACAGAGAATGGTACAGTACAAGAGTTTATTAAAGATAAACAAGAATACTTACCATTACTAGAAGAAACATTAGAGGAGTGGTACAAAACATGAATGTAACATTTACAGAAAGTGCAGCTAATCAAGCAAAGGTAATCTTGGCAGGTGAGGGTGATGATAAACTAAATGTTCGTTGTTTCATACAAGGTGGTGGTTGTTCTGGTTTCCAATATGGATTTACACTAGATGAACAAAAAGAAGATGACCATGTATTTGAAACAAATGGTGCTAAACTTTTAATAGACCCAATGAGTGGTGTATATTTTCATGGTGCAACAATAGACTATGTGAATGACCCATTACAAGGTTCTATGTTTACAATCAATAATCCAAATGCAAAATCAACATGTGGTTGTGGAAGTAGTGCGGCATTTTAAATATGCGATTAGTAATATCATTACTAGATGTCCTATTAATTCTCTTTCTCTTAGTGATGATGATGCAATACATGTAGATAATACTTGACAAACAATGTTATACCTAGTATAATAGATTTAAATAATTGGAGTATATTATGGAATTAAATAGAGATGGTGATGGGTTTCTCATCAATACAAGTGATTGGTCAGAGGAAGTCATGCAACAAATGGCAGAAGAAGATAATTTTGTTGTTACCGAAGAAATCAAAACCTACATAAACAAAGCAAGAGAAATGTTTAACGAAACTGGTACTGTACCAGCAGTTAGAATCTTTGCAAAAGAATTTGGTATGGACAGAAAGGCAAGTAAATTGTATGAAGTCTTTGAATCAGGCCCAATGAAAAAGATTGCAAAATATGGTGGATTACCTAAACCAACAGGTTGTGTTTAGTGGCAGAAGATAAAAACACAGTACATACCCCAAAAACATTTTCTTTGGAGATAGAAAAAATTGCATTTGATAAAAGATGTACACATCTTGATGCAATATCTATCTATTGTGAAAAGATAGGTGTCGAACCTGTATCAGTTGCAAAATTATTAACAAAAAGTTTAAAAGAAAAAATAGAGGCAAATGCTAGGGAATTGAATTACTTACCCAAAGTAGCAAAACTACCTATGTGATGCAACCAATAGATGCATACTTGATGTACTGTGCCATGAAGGCACATTTTGATAAAAGTGATTATGACTTTGTAAAATACAATGGTAAATCTAAAGTATCAAGAGATTCATTCTATAAAAGGAATGATAGAATTTTTTTTGTTAAATTAACTAAAAAATATAAAAGTAAACAAGATATACAAGACTATTTACTGGCTAATTTCTTAGTACATCCAAAAGGTTGGATAGGTAAATTTGATGAAGATAATTATATACAATGGCAAAGAAGAATGCAAAGTCTAAGTTACATATTTAAATCAGAGATTGAACCCATATTAGAAAGAGGTTTAGTAGAAGTATCTAAAAACAAACATCCTAAATTATTAAAAGAATATTTAGGCAAAAGAGTATCATTAGAAACTATGGTTATACTAGATTCTATTTTAGTTTATAGTAAAACATGGAATGTACAATTAAAAGATGACTATGTATGGCACGATGTTTTTAAACTCATAAAAGATTATAAAAAGTTTTTAAGTTTTGATAAAACAAAATTTAAATTTATAATAAGGGAGTTGATAGGAATTGAATAGACCAGATAAATTAGATTGGTATATAAAATGGTTTTCAAGTATAGTCTTGATTATAGGAGCTGCAACGACAGCCATGAACATGTATCCATATAATATGTACTTTCAATTTACAGGTATTACAGGTTGGTTAATAGTAGGCTGGATATGGAAAGACTGGTCATTGATAGTTGTTAATATAGTAGGTTCATTAATACTACTTATTGGTATTATACACTATCATTTTTATACAGATTGGATGTTAAGAATTTATGAATATCGTTTGGAGGCTTTATTATGAAAGCATTAGTTTATGGAAATGGTGAATCTAGACAAGTTTGGGATATAACTAAAAAGTATGAGGGTTTTACAACATGGGGTTGTAATGCAATTTACAGAGATTGTAAAGTTGATAATTTAGTTGCCATTGATTATGAGATACAACAAGAGATATACAAGTCTGGTTATCCAATTAAAAATAAATGTCATTTTGCAGATTGGGCAATACTAGAGGGTTTTGACCCAGAGTTTATAAAAGAGGGGTTTTCACCATTAAATATATTTGAAACACCAAAAAGAAATGATGGTGGTGGTTATGGTTGGTATGATAGAAAAAATTGTGTAGTTCAAGGAAAAGAATATGAAACTGCAGAAAAAAATTATCAACAAATGATTACTCAATTTCCACATTTAGATAAAGAAGATGTAAAAAGAAAATGTTTTAAAAATGTAGGTCTTTACATTACATGGGTAGAAGATAAAGATAAAGTAAACAATATAGAATTCCCTAGAAACTGGTGTGCAGGTGCAACGGCATTACATTTAACATGTCAAGAAGGTGCCGATGAAGTATACATGTTAGGATTTGACCTAAGTGATTATGATGAACCTCTTAATAATATTTACAAAGGAACAGATAACTATTTACCATCTGATTCAAAAGGATTTAATACCGATGAATGGGTAAGTCAATTAATACAGGTGTTTAAAGAATTTAATGAAACACAATTCTATTGGGTTGTAAAGGGAGATGCCAGTCCATTGGTTTGTAATAATGTACAAAGTATTACCTATGAAGACCTTGACAAAAGATGTCAAGTATAGTATAGTAACAAGAATAACTATTATAAATAGTTATGTATTGAAAAATACACAAATAAACATACGATAAAATATAATAACATAAGGAGAAAATATATGTCATTAGATAGTCTAAAGAGCAGTGGCTCACTTAATAAGTTGTTAGATGCAGCTAAAGGTGAAACTGCACCTCAAGAGAAAAAATCATATGTAGATGAAAGGTTGTGGAAACCAGAACTAGATAAATCTGGTAATGGATATGCAGTCATTCGTTTTCTACCAGCTGTAAAAGGTGAAGACTTGCCATGGGCAAAAGTTTGGAATCATGCATTTCAAGGCCCAACAGGTCAATGGTACATTGAAAACTCTCTTACAACACTCAATCAGAAAGACCCTGTGTCTGAACATAATACAGCATTATGGAATACAGGTTTAGAATCTGACAAAGAAATTGCTCGTAAGCAGAAAAGAAAATTGCAATACTTCTCAAACATTTATGTAGTAAGTGATGCAAAACATCCAGAGAATGAAGGCAAAGTGTTCTTGTTCCGCTATGGGAAAAAAATCTTTGATAAGTTAACTGCTGCTATGTCACCAGAGTTTGAAGATGAAAAGGCAATCAACCCATTTGATTTTTGGGAAGGTGCAAACTTTAAACTTAAAATCAGAAAGGTAGATGGATATTGGAACTATGATAAATCAGAGTTTGAAGACACATCAAAACTTTTTGAAGATGATTCAGAAGCAGATAAAGTTTGGAATGCACAACACTCTCTTGCAGAGTTTACTGCACCAACAAACTTTAAATCTTATGATGAGTTAAAAACCAGACTAGATGCAGTCCTTTCTGGCACTGTAAAAGTTGGTAATGTTGCTGATGATTTGGATGATGCTCCTGTAGCAAAACCAAAAGTTGATACAAAACCACAAGCTACTAAAGTGGAAACACCAGTAGTCGAGGAAGATGATACATTAGCATATTTTGAAAAACTAGCTGAGTAACCTACCGAGTGCCTCTATTCATTAGAGGCACTTTTCTCATATGATTCTACACAATCCTTATAAATACCTGTATGGCCCAAAGTAAATATATTCAAAGTGTCTTAAAGGCAGCAGGTGGTAGACCCAAATCAACCCAATGGTTTCGTGATAAAATCAAAGAGTTTGGAACACCAAAGTCTGCTGACTTAATTCGTGATGGTAAAAGAACATCAACACCTACTTTTGGTCTACTAAATATGTTTGTATACGACCCTAAGTTAAAGGATAAATTACCATACTATGATACATTTCCTTTAGTATTACCTATTGAAAAATATAGTAATGGATTCTTAGGAATCAATATGCACTATTTGTCTATGCCCATGAGAATGAGATTATTAGATAGATTAGTAGACTATAGTAATAATGATAAGTTTGATAAGTCTACAAAATTAAATGTAGATTATAGTCGATTAAAAAAGATAGACTTAATTAAACCCTGTCTAAAAAGATATTTAGCAGGTAATGTTAAGACACAATTTAGAAAAGTAGAGGCAGATGAATTTATAGTTGCAACACTATTACCTGTACAGAGATTTAAAAAACAATCTGACAGTCATGTATTTGCAAAATCAAGAGGAATGGTATAATGGATTTCGGAAATAGTTTAATAGAGGCAGGTACTTCATCAGTATTAAATGAATTACTTGCACCTTTACGAGATGACAATGGGATGGCAATGCCATCTAGGTACGAAGTATTATTTTTACCACCATCAGGAACTAGAGGAACATCAACAGGTGCTTCTACAAATCTATTCTCACAAGTATTACTTGGACAAGTGGGTGGACAAGAACAAAGACAAGTAGGATATCAATGTAATTCGATATCATTCCCACCTCGTGGTATTGACACAACACCAGATGAAAACATTTATGGCCCTGTGAGAAAAATTGCAAATGGTGGATACACTTATGGTAATGTTAATGGTAAGTTTTATTGTCACAATGACATGAGAGAAAAGATATTTTTTGAAACATGGCAAAGACTTGCATATAACCCACAAACATTTGCTGCTGGTTATTACGATGATTATGTTGGCACTATACAAATGTATTCTTTAGACCAAGATGGGAACAGAAGATATGGGTGTGAATTAGTCGAGTGTTTTCCAACAGATATCTCTGAACAAGCATTAGATGCAAGTCCAGCTACATCAGTACAAGAGGTTACTGTAACTTTTAGTTATAGATATTGGAAGAATTTAACAGATGAGGGTTCTCTACCGAAACCTTTATTAGATAGACTGCAAGGAGTACTTGCAAATCAGGTAGAAAGACAACTACTAAATAGAATACCAAAAGTATTGAGAAAATTATAATTAAGGAGTGAAAAATTATGGCTTTACCTAAACTTGAAACACCAGTTTATACTTTAAACATGCCTTCAACAGATGAAGAAGTGAAGTATAGACCTTTCCTAGTGAAAGAACAAAAAAGAATGATGATGGCAGAAGAATCTAAAAATACCAAAGAGATTATTGATGCAGTAAATCAATTAATAACTGATTGTACTTTTAATAAAGTAGATACTAAAAAGATTGCTATGTTTGATGCAGAGTATATCTTTTTAAAAAGAAGAAGTAAGTCTGTAGGTTCAAAAATAGATATAAGAGTAACTTGCCCAGATGATGAAAAAACACAAGTTCCTGTTAGTATTGATTTAGATGATATTAATGTTGGTATGGTGGAAGAACATTCAAATGAAGTACAACTTACACCTGAAATTAAAATAGTTTTTAAATATCCACTTTTAGATACATTTGCAAAGTATACAAGTGGAAGTGATGCTACTAAAATGATTTTTGATTTAACGGCAGATTGTATTGAAGAAGTGCATTTTAATGAAGAAATAACTCACAAGGTTGATATGTCAAAGAAAGACTTAGATGAGTTTATTGAATCACTTTCTACAGAACAATTTACAAGATTAGCAAAATTTTTTGAAACTATGCCAAGACTTAGACATAGAATAGAGGTAACTAACCCAAAAACAGAAGTCACTAGTGAAGTTATGTTAGAGGGTATAGAAAGTTTTTTAGAATAGGGCTCTCTCACGAGAGCCTAAAAAATTACTACGAAAGTAATTTTGCAATGATGCAACATCATAAATACTCTTTAACAGAGTTAGATAATATGATACCTTATGAGAGAGAAATATATATAGGTTTATTAATAAAACATATTAAGGAAGAAAACGAAAGAATAGAGAAAGAGAATGCAAAACGAAACTAAAAAAGTAAATATAGAACTAGAAGTAGATACTAATGTTGTTAATTCTAGTAAAAACAAATATCAATCATGGATAGACATGGCAAAAGCTGTGGATGCATGGAGAATATTCCCACGACTATTTTTAACAGTATATATTGTATTGTTATACAAATGTGTTATTTGGTATATGAACTTGTCTGCTCCAACTATGGAACAGTCTGGGTTAATAAGTATCGTTGTAGGTGCTGGTGCTG